TGAAAGGGATGTCTCACCACCAGAGGCGGTTTTACGCCACTGGGTTAGTGTGACACCCTGGTTATTAGGGTGACGAAGAACAGTCATATTATGACAACTCGCTTCCGAAGGCTGAGAATGAGACGGATGTTGAGGATGCTGCGATGGAGATAACGTCTGTGTTGGCAAGGGTTAGGCCAAGGGTGAGTGTGTCTGTAGCGTTGCTACCGAGAACCACGTCATAAGCAAGGTACTGCTTTGGTGTATCGCCTGCACCTGCTACACGGACTGAAACACGGTATGTCTGAGCAGATGTAGACTGGTTACAGATGACGACGCTAGAGACAACTGCTCCTAGCGATGTCGTTGCTGTATACAGAGTGGTGAGGTTAGATGAAGCGCCTGCCGCTGTTGTTGCTGCTGGGACTTGCTGCCCAAGCACTTTATATGCACTTGCCATTTATTTTTCCTTTGCTTGGTTAAGCGCCCATTGTCAGGAACGCGATACTTGTGACATCACTTGCTGCTGCTAGTTGACCTGTTACGCCATGGACATCTGCTGTGGCATCAAAGTGAGCCTGCATATCTGTCATGTCTTGTGCTGAGATAACGTGGCGCACAACTGCGCCAGTACGGTGAGCCTGCGGGGTTGTGCTGTTGTAGCCACGAGTTACTGTGAAAGTAGTTGCTGCCGTTGTTCCAGTAACCAAAACCAATTCTTCAGATGCTGCGTTGTAGTCAAGCGCAAGAACGAATGGGTAATTAGTTGGAAAGCCGCTGGCTGAACTGAGGATAATGCTGGTAACGGATGAGTTGATATTTCCGTTGATAGTTGTATCTTGCGCTGTGGCGCTGTAATAACGTTGTGGCATTGGCTATCCTCAGCTTGTGTAATGGGTGCGTGGTGGGTACTGCTCTTGAAGGCGACGTACTTCCACGAGCAAACGCTGGTTGTACATCTGTTGCAAAACTCTGCCAATGTTGGCTGCTGAGCCAATTGGATCATTACCTTGCTGAGCATCTGCTTCAGCTGTAGCCGCTGGGACACGACCCATATCTAGGTACATTGCTGTACGGTAGGCAGCACCAAGGATAATTACTTCACGGGCTGACTCAGATAGACCAGTCATGCTGAAATCATCTGTGTCGTAGGTAAGGGTGGTTGGCTTCTTGGTGTAGGTAATCATTACGGTACGACCAGGAATGATGCCTTCACGGATTGAGATGGTCTTACCGCTTCCCCATGTAGTTGGGTTAGCCATACGGTCAATGCGGTAGTGACGCACTGGGAGCCATTCCTTAGAAGGGCCAATGGTCTGCCATGAGGCACCAAGAATATCCACTGCCTCGTTAGGCAATTGGTAAGTTGTTACAGCTGCTTGCCATGTAAAGGTTGTGTAGAAAGTACCAAACAAATCTGGGTAAACGCCATCAATTGCAAGGTTGAGGTTACGGCGGATAACACTTCTCGGAAAGGAAGGCGAGATTGTTACGCGGGTACCAGCACTGTGTGTGGTAGCCGTGGTGTCACGAAAACCTCTACCGTATGATGGGATAGTTGCCGTATTTGTAGTACGGTCAAATGAGTCTACCCAGATTAGTTCGTCATCAATTTCAACCAAACCACGAGTTAGCACAGTGCCATCGGCAACTGTAAATGTGGTATCAGTTGATCCAATATCTGCTGTGAGGAAAGTGGCCTGATCCTGACGGTTGGTGTAACCAGTCAGGGCAAGGTTGGTCTCATCAATCAGGTTTACAAATGTACTCACGATACGATCCTCGCTGCCGCTTCATTTTCGCCAAGGCCAAATGTGCCAGCGAGTAGGTTCAAGATGCCTGGTGTATCTTCAAGATAGTTCTTGCCACCATGGCGTGATGCATAGATCTGATTAAGCACGTCAATGCCACGAGTAGCATTGTGTGAACCAAGAACAACTGTTCCCCACTTGAGAGCAGCACCATCAAAATCGTACTGTGGTACACCATTGATAATGGTGCCTGCCAAACGATTGAGATGATATGTTGCAGTTAAGCCGTCTCCTGATGCCATATCAGATCCTTTCTAAAATTGGTTAGTTACTTAGTTCCGCCAACACCGTCATACTGACCGTATGGATCTTGTGGTTTGCCTGATAGCTTGTCGCCAGTCTTGCCGATCATGTTGCTATTGCAACCGCACTCTACGCACATGTTATTTACCCTTCTTTGCTGGTAGGACTTTCTTCAAATTTGGATTAGCCTTCTTAGCGGCTGGTGATGCCTTACGAGTTGATGAAGCAAGAATCGCTCCAGCTGACTCCATTGATACGCCTGACTTCTTAGCAATAGACTTTTGCGCTGCGGCAAAGCCCATACCCTTTTTTGCTGCCATTAGACAACCCCTGCTTCTGTGAATGACTTTGCAGTCTGTTTGGTGATTTTGTTTGTTGCTGGCATTACGTCAGCGTTATATGCCTTGCCTAGAGTTTCGCTTGCCTGATGGGCTTCACGAATAGCCTGAGTTGATGTACCAGCAGGTTGAATACCCTGCGCTCTTGCATCACGATAAGATTGAAGTTCCTTATCCCACTTCTTCTGGGACATAGAATCGGCTCGTCCAGCGTCTCCTGTGTTGAGTTCTAGTGTGCCGAGCTTGCAAGCAAAGCAACCATCAACATAAACGCTATGCTCAAAATGATCCGATGGTGTTTCCTCATAAACGAATGGGGTGGTACTAACTTCGCCACACTCTGAGCAATCGTATTCAACTGGGACGGAATTGTAGTTCTCATCCATTCCCCATTTGCTTACCCTGCTTGTATGCTGATGTTGCATTTTTGACTTCCTCAAAGAAAATTAGGTTGCGCTGTATGCGCTCGTTTTCAGGACCGTTAGCCTTCACCGCTTCGCGTGTGAAAGTTATTGCTTCATCAATGTGCTTGAGATTGTAAGCAGCGATTCCTGCAAGGTCGTAGGCTTTCCAGTCCCAGACTGCTGATTCGTAGCAGTAGTGGTTTGATCTAGGAGCCTCCAGAGCGTTAAGAGAAGCATCTAGGCATCGCTGCCATTCTTGCTTTCTGTACGCATCCATTGCCACACCGAACTGCGGCTCACCTTGCACGGGAAGAATGTCTCTGCCTTTGTCATACCACATACGAGCAGATTCTTCTTGGCCAAGTTGATGCGCTGCTTCTCCTGCCCATCGGCAGACCGCAGCACTTTCAACATCCCAGCCACCGTTCTCTAACTTGCGTTCAGCTGCTTTAATAACATCTTCCCATTTGGAGTAGAAGAAGTATTCTCTGCACATATAAGTCCACATACGTGGATCTTGGGGAAATTCTTTGACTGCCATTTGCAGCAGTTCTATGTATTGACCGCGTGACTTTGTATTGTCTGGCAGATGCTCAATAACAGCATTGCGGATGTCGCAGTCAATCGTTTCGTGCTTGCCGTAAAAGACTTGCACTTCATGGCATGGATACTTCCATGTCCAATTCCATCTGGTATGAAGCCGATCACGTTCCCATTTGTTGTCATCGGTTTTCATCGTGATCCAGCCTAGGTCTGCACCTGGCTTCCACTTCTTACGAACCTTCTTAAAGAAATCAGGTTCTGGCACTTCGTCTAAATCTAAGATCAAACAGACATCAGCATCTTCTGGCACTAACGCTAATGCTGCGTTACGAGCCATATCAAACCTAAATGGCTTGATGTTGATTTGATGAACTGTTACTCCCAGCTCTTTAAGTTTTTCTTGTGTGCCGTCCGTGCTGCCAGTATCAGCAACAACAACATAATCAGCGCCAGCACAGGCTTTCGCAAAGCGTTCCGCATGAAGAATCTCATTCTTTGATATTGCATACACAGCAATCTTCATGGTATAAGCCTATCACATACCGCCAAGCATTAGTATGTCGTAAAGATTGGCTGAGCCTGTAGCACCTGTTGAACCCGTGGACCCTGTTGTTCCCGTATTACCTGTAATGCCAGTCGGTCCTGTCGGGCCAGTAGGCCCTGTCGTTCCAGTCGCACCAACGCTGCCAGTAGCGCCTGTTGCGCCCGTGTTTCCAACAGCCCCATTCGTTCCAGCAGTACCTGTAGCCCCTGTCGCACCCGTGGCTCCATTGGTTCCATTTGAACCAGTAGGTCCAGTTGGTCCAGTTGCACCTGTAGAGCCGTTAGTTCCCGCTGTTCCTGTTGGGCCTGTAGCTCCAGTTGCTCCGTTAGTTCCTGCGGTTCCTGTGGCACCCGTTGCTCCTGTCGCTCCAGTATTTCCAGTTAGTCCAGTTGAGCCTGTGTTACCTATTGCTCCTGTATTTCCTGTATTACCTTGCGATCCTGTGTTGCCTGTTGCTCCAGTCGGTCCAGTAGGACCAGTGTTGCCAGTAGAACCAGTGGCGCCAGTAGCGCCAGTATTGCCGTTAGCGCCATTTGCACCAGTTGCTCCTGTCGGTCCGAGTTGGGTGTACATAATCTGCTCAACGTGAAGATTTACACTAGGAGATGCAGGGCGAGTTGGTGATGTACCTGCCGATACAGTCAACAATTCCATATAAGTATTTTGTGATGACCAATAGAATTGAATGTAATCGCCAGCATTTACGGTTACTAAATCTTCAATGTTTGCAAGCACTTGGTTATTAACACCAGCAGTTGTAAAGACTGCCGTTGACTCGGTTACGGCTGTGCCGTTAAGTGCATACCAAACGTTAACCTGATAGTTGCTTCCACCGCCTGTGGTAATGAACTGACCTAAAAGGTTTACTGAGTAAGTTCCAGCATAGGCAAAAGTTATTTGACTGCTTGAAACAATACTTACACCGCTTGAACCAGCATTGGTGTTAATTGTAATAAGATTTGCGCTAGTAGCGCCAGCGTTGGTTTGGGTTGTAGTGTCGTAAAAGTTTCCGTAGTAGCCTAAAGCGCCACCTGCGCCTGTAGCACCCGTAGGACCAGTTGAACCAGTAACGCTAGGAC